ATCAAATGGGTCAACCATTCCAGGAATATACTTGATAATCATAGAACGATTAATTCCACCAGCTCCTTTAACTTTCTTCTCAATGTTAGAAACACCATTAGTTGTTCCCATATTTAAGAATACCATTCTGAAGCTCTCTTTAGGATATCCAGTTGCTGGGTCAATGTCATTGCCATGCAAGTTTGGATCATCAAATAGAGGGTTATGAACAAGAGTCATTCTCTGACCGATAGCGTTATAACTTGTAAAGTTAACACCAATTTCCATATCCTTACCTATCAATGCATCATAGATTAAGTTACCACTTGGGTATACTAAATCTTTCATTGCTTCATGGAAAGAAACCATACCGGCAGTACCAGTAAATACCATCCAATGAGCATTTTTCTCACCAGTATTTAATTTTAATTGAGCTAAGAAATCAGTTAATCTTTTTTCAGTCAAAGGACCAGAATAAGTATCAACGTTAGCAGCATCAATTTGTCTTAGAATACCATCACCTTTTACAAGTGGCTTACCATTTAAATCAAAAACTGAAGAGTTTCCGTTAGCATCCATTGTAGAAGTAGAATACCATGAGTCTAATTCAAGCTCATAAAGATATTCATCCATTGCAATCTCTTGATCAGCAAAGTACCACAATCTTTGTCCACCAGCTTCAATCCAAGTAACATCAGTAAGAGCTGAACCACTAATTGATTTAGCTTTTCTGTTGATACCTAAGTGATTGATATACCAATCTGGGTAAACATGATTTTCGTAACCTCTTTCAGAGCTTTCAGTAAATGCAGTACCAACTTTACCAACTGTAACACCAGCAAGTAATGCAGCAGCACTAACAGATAATGCAACGTCAGTAGTCATAAGCTTTAATTGGAAAGTATATCCACCTGCAGTAGCATTAGGCTCTCCAACAACAACAGCTTGAGCTTTATCAGCAAATCTGATTACATCGTTAGGGTTTAAATAATTTTCTTCAAATTCTACTTCGAATTGAGTTAAACCAAGTCCGTTACCTACGTTAGTTCCAGTACAAGTTGAAGGTCTGTTAGTTCTACCTAAAATAGACCATCTAAATGCATTTTCACCAATAAGTTCTTCTTTAGCAAACCTTGAAGTTCCATCAACAAAATATGTTAATGAGTATTGTGGGTATTGACGAATTAAGTTTCGTGCGATTTCAGGGTACTTTAGTAAGTTTGTTACTAAAGCATTACTTTCAATCGTTTCCTTCCCATAAGTTCCACTATGAAATTTCATCTTTTCATTTTTATATTAATAATTATCGAATGTTTCTGTTTCTTAACTTCCAAATAAGAAAGAATTAGGATTAAATTCATCTGATTTTCCAGTAGGATCTAATATCCTTGTTGTTCCTGGAATCTCAGGTCTTTGAATGTTATCCAAAATTTCCTTCTTGCCTTTTTGATATCCTTGGTTTTTCATTGCTTTTAAGATAGTATCTTTGTTTTTCCACAGCCATGCCGCTTCTGCAACATTTTGATTACTCTCTGTAACACTTTTTAAAAAAGATCCTGATGTTATGTATTCATAATGATCACCTCTCACTTTATTTAAACTATCAGAATCTTTAGCCATTTTAAAACCAAACATTGTTTCAGTTTTTTCTAAATGATTTTTTAATTCTGCCATTGAATCTTCACGTTCTTTTTGAAGCTTTGCTTCATTCTCACGCTCACGATTTAATTCATTATGCTCTTCATTGCGTATTGCCTTGTTAAGCGTATTTCTAATTTTTTGTGCTTCAATATCCATAGTGCCATTAGCATCATATATATCTAAAGCTTCTTCTAATTTTTCTTCTTTAAAGCCTTGCATTTCTAAATCTTTCTTTACAAGCTCTTTATCTTCCATTGACACAAAATTTCTCAATTTTGTTATTTTATCAGACTTTACATTTTGAGCTTTATACTCATTTAATTTCTCTTCTAAAGCTTTATATTCTGCAATCTTATTGTCAAATTCTTGTTTTGAAGTTACTCCTTCAATTCCTGTATCTTCCCATTTAAAACTATTTTCAATAGTTGTAGGTTGTTCTTGAAGTTCTTCTTTTGTTTTATCAGTAACAATTTCTTTGTTGTCTTTTGCTTCTGTAGGATAATCCCAAACAAAATCATCAGATGTATCATTTTTGACTGTATCTTCTGCTGCTTCTTCTACTTCTGGCTTTTTAGCAACTTCTGGACTATCAGCCATTGAAGATGCTTCAACAAATAAAGAAGCGTCAAAAGAATCATCTTCTTTTGTTTCTGTATTAGCTTCTACTACCGAAGTATCTTCATTATTTTCTATTGTAGGTGTTGAATTATCAACAACTACCTCTTCTTTTTCATTTACATTTTCTTCCATAATTAAAGTATTGTTTTAACAAATATACATTTATTCATTCTTTTTTACAACTTCAATTCTTTCTGTTACAGGCGCTTCTTGTGTTGGTGGAAGAATGTCTGGAACAGTTTCATCATTAGCAGCTCCAAGCATCATTTCATCTAAATTTTGATCTCTATTAGCTTGTTGCATGTCTTGCTCTTGTATAATATCACTATCGTGAATTTCTAATTTAGTTTGATTATTAAGTTGTGCAACTTGAATATCAGACTGTGCTTTAATTTGAGCAACATCTAATGGTACTTGTATTTTCTTAGCGTCTATTTCATTTTTAGCTTCTTGTGCTGCAAGCTCTCTTTCTTGTAACTCTATTTGTTGAGCTTTCATTTCTTTTAATGCACCTACTAATATATTCTCAACTTCAGTAGCACTATCACCTCTAACAGCTTTAATTGCAGCTAATGGTTCTACAGCACCAGTAGAAGAATATCTTTCTAATAATTGTAACATTAATTGTTTCTCTTGAACCTCTTTACTACTATTCTTTATAAAGATTCCGTATTCATCTTTACTAATAGCTTTATCAATTTTAAAGGTTTGCATACCCATATCTCCAAAGATATTAGCCATACGCCCTTCATTAGCCCAACACAAACGCATTTTGTTTGCCATGTCTTGTAAGACTTCTCCAACTATTTTATAATGTAATTCAAAAATTGGCGCAGTAATAGTAGTTGATTGTAATACATTACGTTCTGTAACTCCTACTAAATCTCCTGATTTTTGAATACCACTTCTTGCAGCAGATATGCCAGTAAGTTTATCAGCAGTTTCTTCTAACATCATTTTTAAATTAACTAATTGCTGAACCGAATTACTTAATGTAAAATCAATTTGTTGAAATTGATTAAATGTAGAAATCTGTTGACCTTCTTGTTTTGAATTAATTAATATTAATCCTGAGTTTTTAGCATGATACAATACATCTTCTAATGGTGTATTCTTAGGTTTTTGTGAAACATCATAAACAATAGATTTACCACCAGCTCTTGCCATACATAACTCAATGTGATACATAACCACATTATATAGTATTTGAATATTTTTAAGAGCATCAACAATAGACAATGTTCTACCATTTAAATTAGTCTTAATAACACCAAAGAAATCTAATTTAGCTTCAGCATAATTTTCTTCAAATCTATATTGATTAGGTTTTGGACCCCATTTAATTAATTTTTCATGTCCAACTTTAATAGCTTCCCAAACCTCAACCATAGGTCTTTTTACAATCTTTTCACCTTTCTTTTCTTTATAATCATCTGGAAGCATTTTATAATAAGGTACTTCTGGATCAAACTTATTAGGCGATTCTTTAAACTTCATCATTCTAATAGAGCGCCATTGAACATCAACAACTCTAATTTTTAATGAAGTATCTTGTGTATATATATATGAACTAAATGGTACATTGTTTTCAGCATACCAGGCAGATTCTTGATTTTGTAATTCTTCTAAATAGTCAATATCTTTTTTAGTAAGCATATGCCCCCACCTATCAATAATTTCATTAATAGTAAAATATTTATCTACACCAGCATATAGTGAATCTTGTAATGATTCTTTATCAGAATCAGGGTCGTATATAACTGTTCTTGGATCTAACCTTTCTGGTA